GCAGACGACACCTCGGACTGCGGTTACATCTCTTACCTCCTTTGGGGTGGCAAGTCGGCTCTCTCATGGTCAAGAAATAAACTCCGAGAACTTGGCGAACTCGAAGGCGAAGGATGACGAAGCCCAAGTGCAGGCTCGGATGGATTCGCTGATGATGGTCATAACGACCCTCTGCGACTGCATCGGAGCGGTGGACGATTCTAATGCCCCGAACCAGTACGAAGTGAAAATGAAAATCGTGAACAAGATAAGCGACCTAATCGACAAAATCGAATACTAATGCAACGAGTACCCATAGGCACAATCAAGAACAACCCGAACAACCCAAGGGTCATCAAGGACGACAAGTTCAAGAAACTTGTGCAGTCCATCAAGGACCTGCCTGAAATGGCCGAGGTTCGTCCTGTTGTGGTTAATACCGATATGGTCGTGCTTGGAGGCAACATGAGGCTCAAAGCCATGCGTGAGGCTGGATGGAAGGACGTGCCGATTCAAGTCGTGGATTGGGAAGAGGACAAGCAAAGGCAGTTTATCATCAAGGACAACGTAAGCGGAGGGGAATGGGATTGGGAGATGCTTGCGAATGAATGGGATACCGAGGAACTGCAAGAGTGGGGTCTTGACCTACCCGACTTTGACAACGCCAAGGAACTGGAAGCGGAGGAAGATGACTACGAGATGCCCGACCAAGTTCAGACCGACATCGTGCTGGGCGACTTGTTCGAGATTGGTCCGCATCGTTTGCTTTGTGGGGATTCAACGGATAGCGATGCCGTTGCGAAGTTGATGCAAGGTCAAAAAGCGGATTTTGCTATTGCTGACCCTCCTTATAATGTTGGCTATGAATACAATTCCCACAAGGACAATAAAACGGAAAAAGAATATCACGATTTTTGCCAATCATACACAAATAATGCTTTAATTTATTCAAAGGTAATTGCAATCACTCCGGGTAAAGCCAATGAAAAAATATACAACCAAAGACCTGATTACAAAGAGTATCTGATTTGGTACAAAAAATTCGGCCTTTCTCGTGGTTCTTTTTATAAGGCTATGGTTACGGAGCCGATATTGTTGTTAGGAGATAAGCCTAAAAACAAGTTTTATTCAACAGATTGCATGGAAATAATGACGGACAGGGAAGAGGGATTAAGAAAACTGCATTCCTGCCCAAAACCCGTCAAATTATTTCAAAGTATTATTGAGCCAATGACTGAAATTGGGAGCATTGTTTTAGAGATGTTTGGAGGAAGCGGAACGACACTTGTTTGTTGTCATCAAATTGAAAGAAAAGCAAGGGCCATCGAAATTGACCCGAAGTACTGCCAAGTCATCGTGGATAGGATGCTTAAACTCGACCCGGCCTTGGAAGTCAAGAGGAACGGACTGCCGTACAAAACAGGCGAATAACAGGCTATGCCAATACCCAACGAACATATCAACCAATTCAAGAAGGGAGAGTCAGGCAACCCCAATGGTCGTCCACGCAAGTACGTCAGCACCTTGGTTGACCAAGGCTACAAGCGGTCCGAAATCAACGACACCATCCAAAATATGATGGCCATGACCTTGGAGGAAGTCAAGGCGGTTTGGGACAACCCAACGGCAACGGTCCTCGAAAAGACAATCGCCTCGGCCATCCGCAAGTCCATCGAAAAGGGAACGCTCTACTCCATGGAAACCCTGCTATCACGGGTGTACGGTCAACCCAAGCAGGAGGTCGCTGCAACCATATCGCCTCAACCAATATGGCAGGGCGTAAAACTACAAGTTGACACCAACCACAACGGCAATCAAGATTGATGGATTCCGCAAGAGAATCCGAATAGTCCAAGGCGGTTCATCGGCAGGCAAGACCTTTGCCATCCTGTCCTTGCTCTACTCCTATGCAGCCAACCCCGAATGCGGACCGCTTGAGATTTCAGTAGTTTCCGAATCTATCCCCCACCTTCGCAGGGGTGCGCTCAAGGACTTCCTCAAGATGCTCAACATGACAGGGCTTTACCAAGAGGAACTTTACAACCGAACCCTGCTCCGATACGACTTCCCGCATGGTTCCTACATCGAGTTCTTTTCCGCTGACCAGAGCGACAAGATGCGAGGGGCAAGGAGGGACGTGCTATTTGTGAACGAAGCGAACAACATCGCATGGGAAGCCTATCACCAACTGGCCATAAGAACAAGAACCGCCATCTATATCGACTACAATCCAGTCCGAGAGTTTTGGGCGCATACCGAATTGATGCAGGATATCGATGCGGAGTTCCTGCTTGTTACCTACAAGGACAACCAAGCCCTTGACCCTGCCATCATCCGAGAGATTGAGAAAGCCAAGACCAAAGCCGAAACGTCAGCCTATTGGGCGAACTGGTGGAAGGTCTACGGCCTCGGTCAGGTCGGGACGCTTCAGGGTGCTATCTACGAGGACTTCGAGGTGGTGGAGGGTATCGATGTCAGCCGTGCGAAATTCGTCGCCCTTGGGCTTGACTGGGGCTTTAGCAACGACCCTACGGCCTTGGTAGCAATCTACCGCCAAGGGGACTGCCTGCTCATCCAAGAACTACTCTACTCCACGGGCCTCACGAACCAAGACATCGCAGACAAGTTGCGGACGCTGGGCATCACAAGGGCTTGGGAAATCGTGGCGGATTCAGCAGAACCGAAGTCCATCGAGGAAATCTATCGATTGGGGTTCAACATCAAGCCAGCGGAGAAAGGCCCCGACTCGGTTCGGAACGGGATAGACATTCTCAAAAGGTTCAAATTGCAGGTTACCAAGGATAGCACCAACTTGATTAAAGAACTGCGGTCCTACACTTGGGCGACCGACAAGGAAGGCAAGAACACAGGGGTCCCGATTGATTCCTTCAACCACGCCTGCGACGCTATGCGGTATGTGGCCCTCAACAAGTTAAGGGTCAGTAACTCTGGGAAGTATGTTGTTGTTTAACTTTGCAGGATGAAACAAGATTTTTTAGAAAAAATGGAGCAACTTTTCATGAAAACAGCAGCAGTTACTGGATACATAATTGCGGTTATATTCTTCTTAATGGTCATTGGAGTGTTTTGTAAGGGTCTTTTATTGCTTATAGAATGAACACCGAACGCATCCTTGACCTGCTCATCGAAATCGGGAAGACGGTTGCAGCCGTTTTCTTCATCATCACCCTTCTAACCCTGCTGCTTCAATGAACAAACATTACAAATTTGAACTGCATTGCGAGGCTGGCGTTTACTACGCTAACTCGCTGCTTGGCCTAATCCTTCAAGTCATTAGGCATCGCTTTTGGCATTTGACGCATGATGGTGTTTGGATGGATTAGTATGAAAGTCGTTCACTATTACCACATCTATTGCGGAGGCAACTGGCAGTTAATCCTCAACCAACATATGATGGCCGTCTGCAACTATGGCCTCATCAATGTCTTGGACGAAATCCGTGTCGGCATCGTCGGTCCACCCGAACAACGCAAAGCGGTCAAGGAGGTGCTGGAGAACTCGATGGTGGCCGATAAGGTCAAGGTCGTGGTAACCCGGACCAACGCTTGGGAGCAGGCGACCCTTACCGAGATGTACCGGGCCTCGCAGCAAGAGGAAGCCGTGTACCTGTACGCCCACACGAAGGGGGCTGCGAATCCATCCTTGACCACCCAACTTTGGGGCAGGTCCATGTTGTTCTTCAACGTGGTCGCATGGGAGCGTTCCTTGCAAATGCTGGAGCAGGTCGATGCCGTAGGCTGCCATTGGATTACCAAGGAGCAATTCCCTCACATGGCTGACCAAAACAACCCCGAAGGCTATCCGTACTTTGGGGGCAACTTTTGGTGGGCCAAGTCGAGCCACATCAAGGAACTCGGTGAGCCTGTACGGGAACAACGCTATCAAGCAGAGCATTGGATTGGGAAGAAACCCGACACCAAGGTCTTTGACTCCAACCCCGGTTGGCCTTCACCTGAACGCTTTGTCATAACTTTTTAGCATGAAAAAACACATCGACCAACTCAAGGCTTTGGACTACTCCCACATCTACACGACTGCGGTGGACCACATCATTGAAATCTACGAGGAAGCCAAGAAGCACAAGGGAGGCCACGCTTTAGAACTCGGTTCCTACCTCGGACACTCGACGCTCGCTATCGCCTTGGCTGGGCTTGACGTGGTGGTTTACGATACCGACACAACCGTAGAAGATAAACGCAAAGCACTCCTGTCCAAGTTCAAGGTCGAATGGAACAACCAACCGAGCCACATGGCCCTGCAAGAGGTTAGGACTTTTGACTTCATCTTTCACGACTCGGACCACGGGGACGGCATGATTCCCGAAATGGTGGAGTTGTTCAACAAAGCCCTCAACCCCGGTGGGACGATGGTCATCCACGATGCCGAACTGCTGACGATGGTCAACCTTACGAGCCAACTGCAACCACACGAAGCCAAGGGGTCAACGGACCAAAGAGGCAGGATGCTTTTAACCCTCTACAAGAAATGAAGGCAAAAACTTACATCTTCTGCCACGATACCGACATCGTGAAGCAATGCGAAGCCGAGGGAAGGTTCAAGGACTTAGCCCCCTACACTTGGGTCATGCTTGGGTTCAAGGACTTTGACGGCATGGCTGGCCTTGACCATATCGTTGCAAGGAACGAACCCGACAACATCGAGAGCCATTGCAACCTCGTTGCTTGGACTGGATGGTACGCTTTAGCCAAGAACGGCTACATCAAGAACGGCGATGTCGTGAACCTCTTCGAGTACGACCTAACCCGGAACGGGGACTTTGACCAAAGAGCCTACTGCGCCTATTTCCGAGTCCCTGTGGACGTTGTGCCTTACTGGTCGTGCGGTGATAATTACGAGCCACACATCAAGCAACTGACTGGAAGGGGTGCAAAGGAGTTCTATCAACCCGTTGTGCCTGTAACCTCCAATTACACGCTTACTTGGGACGATTCCTACCTTGACTTGACCTTGGCCTGCATTGAGCAGAAGTTGGTCGCTATTCCTCACGTCGGCCACATTTTAGAACGAGCCTACTCGCAGAGGTTCGCTGACATCCCTTACAACGTGGCTGCATTCAAGCACGCCTTCGCCAACTCTCACGGGTTCTAAGATGTATTTGGTCGGTGTCAATTACGCAACGAGTGAATACCTTCCAGCAGCGAGGGCGCAGGCTAATCAGTACCCTTTCCCGATTACAACAACCGAGGACGAGAAACGTCCGGGCAGGGGCAACAACTGGTGGAGATGGAAGCCTCAAATCATCCTTGACGCTCTCTTTGACTTGCAGGAAGACGAAGCCCTGCTTTACTTGGATGCCCAAGACCTGCACGGGGATGGCTGCTTTGAGTTTGCCAAGCAGTACCTGCAAGACAACCCCATCCTGTTGCACCAGAACTTTCACAACCATATCTCATACACCAAGGGCGACTGCTACGCCTTGATGGACTGCCTTCAGTTCTTCAACGAGAAACCGATGCAGGTAGAGGCGGGGTTCCTTGGCTTACGCAAGACCGACTTCACGATTGACCTGATGTACGAATGGTCCAAGTGGCTGCACGTTGATAAGGCCGTGAATGACGACCCCAGCGAGTATCCGAACCATCCATCATTCATTGACCACAGGCACGACCAAAGCATTCTGACCAACCTTGCCCTGCTTAACGACCTGCCTATGGTTGTCGTTCCTGAAATCCGCTGCAACTCAAGACCCAAACTATGGAACTCCAACACCTAACCATCGACCAGTTCCAACGCATCGGAGCCATTGAGTTCTCTAGCGTCCTTGGGGACTACGACAAGCGTGCAGGGGTCGTTGCAATCGTTGAGGGGGTCGATATATCAATCGTCCGAGAGATGTCCGCCAAGAGCGTCATAAAGCGTTACAAGGCCATTATCAGCGAGTGGAACGCATTGCCCGCCTTGGGGTACAAGCGAAAGTTCAAGGCAGGGGGCAAGTGGTGGATTCCGACGGTGTTCACGGATGAGTTGACTGCTGGGCAGTTGATAGAGTTAATGGACGCAAACACGACGGACGAAAAGCAGTTGTTGCAGAACCTCCACCGAATCATGGCGACCTTGTGCAGGGAGGGCGGTCTATTCGGATTCTTCCCGAAAAAGTACGACGGGGCTGCCCATGCGGAGCGAGCCGAACTGATGAAGAAGCACGCCAAGGTCGGGGACGTTTGGGGGGTTGTCAGTTTTTTTTTGCTAAGTTCAGAGTCCTACTTGAAAGTTTTGAGCGACTATTCCAAGCACCTGATGACGAAGGCAGGGGAGTTGACGTAAGCCCTCTCGCAGGGTACGGTTGGCTGATGGTGGTGTGGAGGATGGCTAACAAGGACGTTTTAAAATTCGATGCCATCTTTGCGATGAAGGCGGTGGAATTCTTGAACTATGCCTTGCTGATTCACGACATCTTGGAAGCCGAACGGATGGAGGCGGAGCGAGCAAGGCGCAGATAGACACTATCCTGCACGGGTTACATTTACCCGTATGGAAACAACCATCCTCGCCAATGGCAAGCCCGTAGGGAAGTTCGGCAGCGGTTCGATGAAAGGCATCGACCAAACCGCTTTGGAGGGGATTGGTTCAGTCGTCGGCCCCAAAGGTGGAGGCAAGTCGCCAACCCACGACGTGCTGGTCAAATGGATTGAACGGGTTATTGAACTTGCGAAGAAGAACCTCGAAGCAGCCAACGCAAATGCAGGGGGAACGCTATCGGCATCCATCGCACCCGAAGACATCGAACTATCCGCAAAGCAAATCGTCGTGGCTATCATGGCCAACCCCTATTGGAAGTACGTTGACCAAGGGGTGCGAGGCAAAACGTCAAGCCTAAAGGCTCCAAGGTCGCCATTCCAATACAAGGACAACTACCCACCTGCCCAAGCAATGGCCGATTGGATAGCCAACAAGGAAAAAGCAGTTGTGCCAACCTATTCCCGTAAACTTAAACGGATGCGAACCAAACAGGAGCAGGGATTGGTGGATGGTAGGTCGGTTGCCTATTGGGTATTCCAACGAGGAACACGGGCCACGAACTTTATGTCTAACGCCCTATCCCCCGAAATGATAGACGTTTTGGTGAACACAATCGCTGAAACCCTTGGCAAATCAATAAGCGTAGCAACCAAACTATAAAATGGCAGTAACCGTCCTTTCAGGGTCGCCCCAAGTGGCTACACCCGTTTACAACAAGATGCTCTTCAAGGTCAGCAGCGACCAAATAGCCCAGCCTAATTACCGATTCGTTTGCGATGTCAAAGACAGTGCAGGGAGTACATACGCCCGGTTAAAGTGCGATAAATTACCGATTACCAACCAAGGATTCTTCGATGTCGCCAAGGTCGTTGAAACACTGATTGCACCGACCAAGCCATCGCTGACGCAGACCGCATTCAGCAATCATTCGGGGTACTATTCGGGGTACAGGCTTGACTTCATGGAGGAATACGGGAACACCCCAGCCGTGCAGACGGGAACGGTTACCACCGTCAGCGGGGTCATGGCGTTTGCGGGGAACTTGGAGCAGTTGGAGTTCCAGTCCTACAATTCTGCGACTCGATTCCCTTCGGGTACGCTTTTGGGTAGTTTGGCTTTGACCACCCCGACCCGATTCGTATGGCATTCCAATACCGAAGCGAGGTGGCTCGCTCAAGGGAAGGGAACCACAACGGCCAACTTTGACAAAGCCCTCATTCGCTACTACACGACAGGGGGTACGTTGGTCCGAGAGTACACGGTCAACAACGGCCAACCAGCGGTGCAGCAAGTCGTCCGCTTTGGTGCAGGGCCAAGCAACGTCCGGGCATTGACTTCGGGTCAAGCCAGCGACGGGTTCAGCGGTGAGTACCTGTTCCCGTCCGATGAAGGCGAATACTACACCATCGCCTTCGGGGACTCCGCTTGGAACGACTTTAACCAACGCTGCGATGCGGATGGAGCCGACCCAGCCGAAAGTTCATTCTGCTTGGAGGAACGATTCAACGAACTTTACGAGGACAACTACGACAACTTCGGGCAAGAGTACACCTACATCAAGGGTCTTTGCGAGCGGTTTAAATCCATCCCGGTTCACTTCCAAAACAAGTGGGGCGGGCTTGATGCGTATGTCTTCACGTTGAAGAACCGCAAGAGGGCCAACATTACCCGGCAGACGTTTGGCTATAATTCGGACGTTTATGCAACCACGACCTACGACAAGGTGTGGGCAGGGGAGTTCGACTACGTTTACGCACTCAACTCGGATTGGCTGACCGATGCCGAATCCGCTTGGCTTATCGAGATGGTTCGCTCCGGGCAGGTATGGCTTGAACTGGATGGGCAGTTGGTGGAAGCAATTGTGAACGCTAACACTTACCAATTCACGACTCGAAGGAACGACCGCCTCACGCAGTTGCAGGTCGAGGTTGCCGTGGCTTACAAGAACAACATCCTATGAGCGTAACCCTCATCGCCTACCCTCTCAACGAATCAAACGCAGAGGTTCCCTACGTCCTTGACACGATGGGCGAAATCGACATCGCCCTGACCTTTTCGGTGGAGGACATTGCCGACATCACCAAGCGGAGGGGGTCGTTCTCCAAGACCATCACGTTGCCTAATACGACAACAAATCGGGACTGCTTTGGTCATGCCTACAACATCCAGTCCTTTGTGGGTGGGTTCCAACCGAACAAGAAGATTCGTGCAGCGATGTGGGAGGATGGGGTGCAGGTGTTCAGCGGAGTGCTGCAACTGATTTCCATGTCCAAGATTCGGGGCGAGGTTACCTATGAAGTGGGCCTATTCTCGGACGACGTAAGCCTGTTTAAGTCCATTGAGGGCAACCTCCTTGCGACAACCGTTGGGGTCAGCGGAATGAACCACACGCTGACCTCGGCCCATGTTTCTGCGACTTGGACCGCATCGGGTGCGAGCGGTTACGTTTACGGCTTGGTTGACAACTACGGCTATACGGACGCTACAACGCAGGGATGGTTTTCGGTTCCTTACTGGAAGATGACCCCAAGCATCTACGTCAAGAAGATGGTGGACTTGATATTCGCACAGGCAGGGTATCGGTACACCTCGGAGTTCTTTAATTCCGAGCGGTTCGGCAAATTGGTGATGCCTTACGCTGCCGGGCAATTATCAGTCAACCTGTCCGGGTCAAACATTTTTGCTGCAAGTACGAGCGGTCAAAACTTTTCAGGGACTTTTAGCGGTTACCTGAACTTTGCCGATGACTCAAGCCCTTACTATGACCGCCCCGGCTATTGGAACACAGGCACAAGCACTCTACAACTCCCTGCGCTACCAACCCGATGGAACGTAACGGTTAAATTGGACTTTGGACAAGTCACGCAGTTCATCAATCAAACCTACAACTTCCTCTACCTATACGACGCATCAACGAGTAGAGTCGTCAGTCCATCAAGGGGCTTTACGGCTCAAGCAAGTGGCACGAATGTAATCACTTGGAGCAATATCCAGTTGAATACCAGCAGCCAAATAAGGGTCTTGATGACAGGCGTTGGAAGCACGGCCTGCAATCTCTTGAGCGGTTCAACGGTCCTTTGGGAATGCTTGGAGAATCCAACGAGCATTGGAACGATTGACATGGCTACGGCTTTGCCTGCTGACGTGAAGCAGAGCGACCTCCTGCAAGACCTGCAAAAGATGTTCAATCTCTACTTCATGCCGGACCCGTCCGACCCCAAGAACCTCATCGTGGAGCCTTGGGTGGACTTCTACTCCAGCGGTGTGGTTGACTGGTCGCAGAAATCGGATGAGAACGCAGAGCAGAACATCACGAACGGGGACCCGAACCAATACAAGACCATCGTGTTCAAGTACAAGGATGCCGGGGACTATTTGTCAAAGTTGGATAAGTCGAACTACCCGCTTGCCAAGGAAGGCTACGGAGGGCGAATCTTCACCACCGACAACTTCTACGGCAAAGGCGAGAACGTCGTCGAACTCGCTTGCAGCACTCTAATCCCTGCGAACTTCACGACGGATAAGGTCGTTGGAAGGGTTTGGGACTTGGACGGCTCCGCTTTGTCGGGAACCATCAAGACCTTGCAGAGCGGTTACCGCATAGCCCAATACAACCTCATTGAAGCACCGACGACGTGGGCCTACCAATACGGGGTCAGCGGTTCGTTTGCACTCGCAGAGTCGTTGTTGAGCCTTCCATTCGTCAGCCACCTTGACAACCCCTACGATGCAAACTTTGACCTTGCTTTTGGAATCCCCAAGCAGTTGTACTATGCGGTGAATGTTGCCGCAAATAGCGACCCTTATCTATACACGAACAACAACCTGTTCAACGTGTATTGGTGGAACTTCATCCAAGAAACCGTCAGCCGTGAAGCGATGCAGTTGGAGTTGTCCATTATGCTCAATGCCGTGGACATCAGCCAACTCGACTTCCGCACTCCCATCTACTACGGAGGGGTCCGTTGGAGGCTGCTTGAGATTCGGGACTACGAGATAGGTCAGCAGAAGCCTTGCCGGGTAACGCTTCGCAGGATTCTCAACTTGACCGAGTTCGTGTTCAAAGAAATCTATTACTTCCCCTACGACGGCCCGGTTCCAGCAACGGATTCGGACTACCCGAACGAAGTACCTCCGATTCCAACCATCAAAGAACTCCCAGCGGTTGCAGGTCCTCCGGGTGAAACGGGTGCGACTGGAGCACAAGGCGACCCCGGTGCAACTGGTGCAGGGTTCACTCCGGGCGATGCAGCAGGCGACATCAAGTATTGGGATGGAGCCGATTGGGTCAACTTGGGCATCGGAACCGAAGGTCAGGTCTTGGAGGTTGTGTCGGGATTACCATCATGGCAGGATAAATAAACACTATGGCAGTTACTAAAGAAATCGTCCTCGAAGTAGGAATTAAGGACTCGACCGCACAAGGCACGACGAGTGCGAAGCAGCGTCTGCGTGAACTCCAAAAGACGCTCATTGATATGTCCTTGGCGGGGCAAGAAGGCACAAAGGCTTTCAAGCAAATGGAGGCCGAAGCGGGGAAACTCAAAGACCAAATCGGGGACACCTCGCAGCGAATCAAGACCCTTGCAAGCGATACCGTAAGGATTGACACCGTTGTTTCAGCGGTGCAGGGGATAACGGCAGGGTTCCAAATCGCCCAAGGTGCAGCAGCGTTGTTTGGGTCCGAGAACGAGGACTTGCAGAAATCGTTGCTCAAGGTCCAAGGGGCCATGGCTCTCGCTACTGGAGTGCAGCAGGTAGCCAACCTGCTTAACAAGGATAGCATCCTGATAACCCAAGGGCAGGCAGCAGCACAGGCACTCTACGCAACCGCAGTCGGGGCAAGTACCGGGGCGATGAAGGCTTTCCGAATCGCCCTCCTTGCTACGGGTATCGGTGCAGCCATTGCAGCCGTAGGGCTTTTGGTTGCCAAGTGGGACGACCTCACCGCAGCGGTCCGCAGGTTCCTGAACCTACCCGACCCAGCCATCGCAGCGAAAGCAAGGGAGCAGGCGTTGTTGCGTGAAGAAGCAGCCCTCTCCAATTACCGGGATGCATACGAAGCCCACACGAACGCCCAAATCGCAGCAGACCAAAAAAGGGAGGCACAGGTCAAAGAACGCCAACGCAAGGAAGCAGAGGCCACCCAAAAGCGTTTGGAGCGGTTAAGGGAGGAAAACAATGCCATCATCAAGTTCGTGGAGGACTTGAATCTGCAACTCTACGAAATGGAGTTGGATAGGTTAAGCGAGCAGGAGCAACTGCAAATCAAAGCCATGCAAGCCGAAGCACAAAGGCGAATGCAGGTAGACACGGCTGACGCAAAGTCCAAGATGGGTCAAGCCCAGCGTGAGCAAGACCTTGCTGGATTGCGTGAGAAATACGTCGGTCAGTCCTTTGGGGTCATCAACGATATTATCATCGCATCGGCAGGAAAGAGCGAGGCAGCACAAAAGCGAGCCTTCAATGTCGCCAAGGCCGCATCCATAGCCCAAGCCATCGTGAACACCTACCTTGCCGTCAGTTCGGCACTCGCCTTGAAGCCGACTGAATCCGTATTCCCCGGACAAAGGTTTGTAGAGGCAGGTCTTGCCCTTGCTGCTGGTCTTGCAAACGTCGCCAAGATTAAGGCCCAACAATTCCAAGGCGGTGCAGGTGCAGGCTCTCCCGGTGCAGACGTAACGGGTGCAGGAGCAAGCGCAGCACCACCGCCCATCTTTGCGAACCCACAAACGACCAACCTCGGGACGGGCGAACTCTCGGCAGGCCAAGGCCAAGGCTCATCACCGATGCGAGCCTATGTCGTCGAACGGGACATCACCCAAAGCACTCGCAGGGTTCGGAGGTTGGAGGAATTTGCAACTTTGGGGGCATAGGACATTTACCTGCATGGAACTACCCATTTATAGGATGACCGTGGACGAGGTGGATGAAGGGGTCCAATTCGTGGCCCTGACCGATATGCCAGCGATTGAACGGCCATTCCAAGCCTTCGCAAAGACACCACAAAAGTTCACCGAAACAGGCGAACGGAGAGTGCTGACCGGGCCTCTCA